CCGTTATGTCAAAGAAAAATCGAAGATTCCTATCGGAGTTTCGTGGGAAGGGGGTGTTCAGAAGTATAGTGGTCTTCTCGATGTCGCTCTTGCTGGTGGTTATGTTGCTAAGCCTTCTAACGGTTGGTATCAAAAAGTTGACACAACTACAGGCGAACTCGTTGGGACTAAAGTACGAACAAAGGACACTCTAGAAGCAGAGTTCTGGGAACCGATCTTTGAAACAACTAACTTTGCAGAGTTCCTTGCCAAAACCTATAAAATAGGTTATAATAGTACTCTCGATGCAGAAAGGATTGCTGAACTGGAGGAAGCATGAAAGAATTAGATTTAGATAAACCCTGCGAGAACTTGGACTATATGCTTAGTCCAGTTTTCGATGAAAAGGGGACACAAGTATGGAACGTAAATTTATTACGTGCACCGTACGATGATGTGACTATTCGTTATAATAACGTTGCAGTTGATGGTGTACGTGGAGAAATGACTTTCAATTTTGAAATCATTAAGGGTGAGTCTGAAGAGATGTCACTCGAAAATAAATTGCTCCAAGAATTTGCAGGTGATGTGCTAGGTGATATCCTAGATGCGGCAATTCGAAACAAAACTTTGACAGCACAGGAACGAGATGACGGAAATCAATCTACAGCAGACGATTCTGCGGAATCTACTGACTAACGATTCATATATGAGGAAGGTCGCACCCTTCCTTTCACCTGAATACTTTGAGGGGGTCTACAAGGGTCTCTTCAAAGAATTCACTTCATATATTGCTAAGTTTAATAGTCTACCCACCAAGGAAGCATTCAAGATTGAGGTGGATTCTGCAGACCGTTTAACTGACGATCAATATCGTGTTGCTATGGAAATCCTACCGGATATATTCCAGTATGCACATGAAGATATTTCTTGGTTAGTTGATCGAACTGAAAAGTGGTGTCAAGACCGTGCTGTATTTAATGCAGTTATGGAATCAATAACTATCATTGATGGTAATCACCAGTCACTGTCACGTAATGCGATACCCGACGTTCTCTCTAAAGCGTTGTCAGTGACGTTTGATACTAACATTGGTCATGACTACCTTGAATCGGTGGATGAACGGTATGACTTTTATACGCAGACTGAAGAACGTCTTCCCTTCGATCTGGACTACTTTAACCGCATCACTAAGGGTGGATTACCTAATAAGACCCTCAACATCGCACTGGCGGGTACGGGTGTCGGTAAATCTCTCTTCATGTGTCATTGTGCTGGTGCTTCCCTATCACAAGGGAAGAATGTCCTTTACATCACTATGGAGATGGCTGAAGAACGCATTGCAGAACGGATCGATGCGAATTTACTCAACGTCCCGATAGATCAGTTGGAGCATCTGAGTAAAGATATGTTTACAAATCGTGTCAAGGGTATTGCAGATAAGACTAATGGCAAGTTGATTATTAAAGAGTATCCAACAGGACAGGCACACGCAAACCACTTCCGTGCTCTACTGAACGAATTGAAATTGAAGAAACAGTTCATACCGGACATGATATTCATCGACTACCTGAATATCTGTGCGAGTGCACGAATGAAGGGGATGGGTGGTGCTATTAACTCGTATACGTATATCAAGTCTATTGCTGAAGAGTTACGTGGTCTTGCCGTGGAATTCGACGTGCCGATCGTGTCTGCAACGCAAACGACTCGTTCTGGTTACTCTAATGATGACTTGGGGTTGGAAGATACGTCCGAATCTTTTGGACTACCCGCAACCGCCGACCTCATGTTCGCACTTATCTCGAACGATGAACTCAGTGCGAGTGGACAGATTTTAGTCAAGCAGTTGAAGAACCGATATAATGATCCCGGCGCAAATCAGAGGTTTGTAGTAGGTATTGACCGAAGTAAAATGCGATTGTTCGATGTCAATCAAAACGACTCTCCCCTAAATAAAGAAGTAGATAATGGACCAGCATTTGATAATTCCAACTCAGGTCAGAGAATTTCAACTGAGAAATTCGAAGGATTTACTCTTTAAGGAGTTAAAATGGACCCATATATACATACAGTATTAGCAGTAGGATTATTGTGGATATCTTACTTCATCGGTGATTTATTAGGTAGACAAAAGGGAATCAACGCAACGGTAGCATACTTACTCCATACTGGGGCATGCACTGAAGCAGATTTAAAGAGAGCAAATGACAAGTTCGACAAGGGTGACCAAGGATAAAGAAATTTTTGCTTGCCCTGTTATTGAGTTAGATAATGGTGAGTTCGCATTTGAACTATCCGATGATTTATTGGATAAATTTAATCTATCGGACGGTGATACTATAACTTTTAAGCAGCAGGTGGGTGATCGTTACTCAATGATCATTCGTCGTGGTAAAAAGAAATGACTGAAGTAGTAATTCGTAATAAAGACATGCTTGAGGTTCTCAACGGGTTCTCCGAAGAGATGCTGTCTAAACCGTCGTACAACGACGAAAAGTATTGGACCTACCATGAGCGTAAGGATGTAGACTTAGGGTCATACTACACATCACGTGAGTATCTCGAAGACTGTTTATCCCGTGGTCGTGATGGTCTAGTTGGCCCGCCCGATAGGTACTTCGCACAACCTATTTCAAAAATGGTGCGAGAAGATAAGGAAATGTGGGGAGACTTCATGCAGAAGGTCAAGTATGACTTCGCTGCTGAATTGGGTGCACATACATCTGCTCTCCTTTCTTATTACCCACCCGGAGGTTTCGTGGGGTGGCATACTAATTATGATGCTAACGCATATCAAGTTCTGTTCACGTGGTCAGAGACCGGAGAGGGTTTCTTCGAATACTATGACAAACAGAATGATGAGATTATCAGGATCCCCGATGTTCCTGGCTGGCAGTGTCGTCATTACTACTTTGGTGCAGGGGATGAAGAAGATTTACATTGTTGGCATGCCGCATACACAGAGTGTCAACGTATTACCCTAGCATACAAGTTTGTAAACGGTGGCAGTATAAATAATCCAGAAGATGCGCAGGCACGTGCCATGCGTGACATGTTGATTGAAGACATTGAGACAGAGTAGTTATATGAAAAATTTAGTTACACTTTTTTTATCATTTTTATCACTATCAACATTTGCGAGTGATACGTTTAACGATCATATCGATATCACTCATACTGCTGAAATTCATACTGCTCTCGAAAACGGTGGATCACCTGTTGTTGTAGAGGTGTTGGGTGTGGTCTGTGACTTCTGCGCAACTGCTATGAACAAGGTTTTTGCGAAACGCGATGAAGTGTCAGCGATCTATGTTGACCTTGATAAGAAAACCCTCAACCTTGTTATTAAGAATGACTTTTATTTATCGGACGACGAAATAGTGAGACTTGCACAACAGTCTGGCTATAGAGTTGCCACAATTCATAGGTGATTGAATAATGTATTCTGACAAGGTTTTAGACCACTACGAGAACCCACGCAACGTGGGTAAGATGGACAAGGAAGACGACAAAGTCGGAACTGGAATGGTCGGCGCTCCGGCGTGTGGTGACGTTATGCAACTCCAAATCCTTGTCGGTGACGATGGAATAATTGAAGATGCGAAATTCAAAACTTATGGTTGTGGTAGTGCTATTGCTTCTAGTTCTCTACTCACCGAATGGGTCAAAGGTAAAAATATCGAAGACGCAGGGAATATCCGTAATACAGACATCGCCAAAGAACTCGCACTACCACCCGTAAAAATCCATTGCAGTGTACTCGCAGAGGATGCGATCAAAGCTGCTATCAAAGATTATAAAGAGAAGAACTAATGTTGCTGACAGCAGGATGCAGTTTCGTCTGGGGAGACGAACTGGAAGGATTTGATACAACCCCACCTAGTCATCAAAAGCATACATTCACAGACATACTCGCAAAAAAGAAAGGTATGGATTATGTGAATCTAGGTGTATGCGGTGCATGTAACGATAAGATTTTTCGTGAGGTTACGGATTATCTTCACTCTCCTAGACATGAAACTCCGATCACTCACATGGTCGTTATGTGGTCGGCATGGCAGAGAAACGAGTTGGTCGAGTATGTCCCTGAAGAAGAATCCTTGAAGATTGGTCGTCAACAGAATGTGACTCAATACTCTCATCTGAGATGTGATCTGATTCAGAATAGACTCCGTCGAGAAATTCTTATGGATTGGTATAATCTTGTGTATACAACACACACAGATATAATGCATACTCTTACCAAACAGAAAACCCTAGAACTTCTATGTGAAGCAAAAGGGATTCGTCTGATACAAGGTTGGTTCCATATAAGGAATAAGGACAACTTAATGGCTATCTTGACAGATGCACCACTACCCGACGGTGATTTACCATTCGACTCATCAATAAAACGAATCCCAGAATGGTCTCAATGGGTTAAGGATGCACTGACTGATCTCAAACCTACAAGTAAAGTGGGTTGGAACTTTGGTCAAGATCTCTACTCGTTATGTCTTGACCTAAACGATAAGAAAGAGCATGGTCATCCCGGTGAAAAAACTCAGTTAGTATTTGCAGATTTCCTTTTCAGCACATTCGCAAAAATGGAGCAAGGTGAACTATAACTATTGACAGACACGTCCCTACTCTGTATAATAGGCACCATGAATAGATTCTATACCTCAGTGCTCCGGATGGGCAACACCATCCTATATCGTGGATATGACAACGGACAGCAAGTCAAGTTGCGTATCCCCTTCAAACCCAAACTCTACATTCAAGGGGACAGTCCGTCCCCGTGGAAAACCCTCACCGGACAGTCCGTGGTGGAGATGCAGTTCGACTCTATGACTGACGCTGCAGATCACGTGAAGTTGTACAGTGGGGTCTCTAACTATACCGTCTATGGCAATACGAATTACGTTACACAGTTCATTGCCGAAGAGTATCCCAACGATATCCAGTTTGACCGAAATCAAGTCCGTGTGATGAACATCGATATCGAGGTGGCATCTGACTCTGGATTTCCAGAACCTGAACGAGCAGAACATCCGATTATCTCGATTGCCATACGTAAGAATGACGGTAACTATTGGGTGTGGGGACTCAACGATTACACCCCGACACGTGAGGACGTGCTCTTCATCAAGTGCGACAATGAGATCGACCTACTGCGTAAGTTTGTCGACCATTGGGTCACTTATTCACCGGATGTCGTTACGGGTTGGAACACACGGTTCTTCGATATTCCCTATATCTGCAACCGATGCGTCAAGTTGTTAGGTGATGACACGTTACTAAAACGTCTCTCCCCTTGGGGTGCAGTGAGAGATCGGAAGCAGAGAATCAACAATCGTGATCAGCAGTACTACATCATCGAGGGTGTCGAGTCTATCGACTACCTTGAAGTCTACAAGAAGTTCACTTATTCTCAGCAAGAATCTTATCGACTCGACCACATTGCACATGTCGAACTTGGTGAGAGAAAACTATCGTACGAAGAGCACGGCAATCTACACACTCTCTACAAAGAGGACTACCAGAAATTTATTGACTATAACATCAAGGACGTGGAACTGGTTTATAAACTCGATGAGAAACTTGATCTGATTACCTTGGTACTTACCATGGCCTATCGTGGTGGAGTGAACTACGGAGATACCTTGGGGACCACAAACATTTGGGATTCGATCATCTATCGACTTCTGAACAAGCATAAGATTGCAGTGCCACCCAAAGTGGAGAAACCTAAGACTCCTTATCCTGGTGGATATGTCAAAGAACCACAGGTCGGGTCTCATGATTGGGTGTGCTCGTTTGACTTGAATTCTCTCTACCCCAATATCATTGTTCAATACAATATGTCCCCAGAGACTGTTATGGATGGACTAGATATGTCTGCCAGTGTTGAAGCATTCTTAGACGGTAAGAGTATCAACGAAGGTGGATATTCTCTTGCACCTACGGGTGTACGATTTACACACGACCGCAAGGGTGTGATCCCAACAATCATTGAACAGTACTACGCAGACCGACGTATCATCAAAGACAAGATGCTCGAACTGCAACAGGAATACCAGACGACACCAAGCAAGTCTCTGCAGTACAAGATCACTGCACTCAACAATCAGCAGATGGCAATCAAGATCTTGATGAACTCACTCTATGGTGCACTGGGCAACAAGTACTTCCGATACTTCGATCAACGTGTTGCTGAATCGATTACAATGGCAGGTCAGTTGGCAATTAAGTGGGCAGAACGTGCAGTGAATGGTGCGATGCAAGATGTTCTCAAAACAGATGAGGACTATGTCGTCGCAATCGATACTGACTCCGTGTATATCCGCATGGGTGATCTGGTTGATAAGTTTCAACCAAACAATCCTGTCAAGTTCTTAGACAAGATTTGCTCCGAACATTTTGAGAAGGTACTGCGTAAGGCATATGCCAAGATGGGAGAGTCCACGGGTGCGTATGTCAACCGTATGGAAATGGGACGTGAGGTTATTGCAGACCGTGGTATTTGGATGGCAAAGAAACGATACATCCTCAACGTCCACAACAACGAGGGTGTCCAGTACGCACAGCCCAAACTGAAGATGATGGGCATCGAGGCAATCAAGTCGTCCACTCCACAGGTAGTTCGTGACAGATTCAAAGAGATCTTTCATGTGATTATTGAGGGAACGGAGAATGACACTCAGTCGTTCATCCGGAAGTTTCGGTCAGACTTTAGGTCTTTGCCCCCCGAAGAGGTCTCGTTCCCACGTGGTGTGTCTAATCTTACCAAATGGAAGGATCGGGATACGGTATACAAGAAGGGTACACCCATCCACGTGAGAGGTGCTCTGTGCTACAACAATGCAATCACAGAGAAAGGTCTGACTGCACGATATGAGTCGGTCAAGACCGGAGAGAAGATCAAGTTTGTTTATCTCAAAATGCCAAACCGTTTGGGTGAGAACGTAGTTTCATACCCACTCAATCTTCCGGAGGAGTTGGGTCTGCATCAATACATTGATTACGACACCATGTTTGACAAGACATTCTTAGATCCACTAGAACCGATTCTTGATGCAGTCGGGTGGACTGCTGAACCTGTTGCATCTTTGGAAGATTTTTTCGGGTAAGGGCTTGACAGGCAGTCCGATAATTTGATACTATATAAAAATGACATCGAGACTACAAGTAGTTAGTCCTTTGTCATTTATTATTAACCGACTTAGACACCACCTAGCAGTGTCAAGGAGAAATTGTGGCAATTCTAGCTTTAAAAAAGCCTGTTGATATAACAGAGCAATCATCAACACCATCCGGATGGTTTATTTCAAAAACCACTCCATCTTTTACCCTTAATGATTTAGCACAACACGTCAGTGCGTGGAATGAGAGAACTCAACCTGAGCAAACCGTTGATTTATCAAGATATGGTTTAGTGTATCATCAAGTCTCACTACGACCTAAAGAAGATCTAAGTGTAAGTGACACCAAATTGCTTACTCAAGAAATGAGAGTTAGCAGTGCAAAGAACTTAAATGAATTAACTGCTATCATGATCGATAGAGGAGTAGATCTCCGTTGTAAGCAACAACATGTTGTTGTTGACGAAAATGGTGATATTGTTCTTGTGTTTAGTGGTAATACTACTCACTCAATCTTAACGAACCATTTCGAACTAGAGAATCGAATAGTTCATGAATTTAAGATGGGTGAGGGGTGTACTGTTGCATCGATAGTACGAGCAGGAGTATACGTAAATTCTTTAGAAGTGAATGGATCAAGTCCAGCAACTTTTGAAGATGCTGAAAAGGCACTTGTCTTATCTATCAATGAAGGTAAAGATAAAAACCTTAGATATGATAGGGATCTGTTTGCTAAAAACGATGATAAGAGAAACGAATGGTTAGACAGATGCACCGAGGAATTCAATCAAATTACATGCAACAAGTACAAGACAAAACACGCAAGGATCAATGAACTGCGACATAAGCTTCTAGCTGCAGTTGGAGAAGAGACACTTGAAACCATTGACGGTGGTGATATTCTTCTTGAGATTCTTAGAAAAAAGCATGGAAGTAGATATGAAGATACTGCCGATAGGAAGCACAAGGTTTTTTCTGTGACTGATTTTGATAAAGTGCCTAGAGTGTTTTCTACTATGTCTATTGATGCCGATAAAGAGTACAATACTAATCGATCAGATGTCTCTGCAAAGCATATCAAAAATTGCATATTACTATACAGTAAAGTTTTAGATCCAAGAAATGAAATAGGTTCTTTTCTGTCGGTCTGTAAGAAATTTATTAAGCAGATGAAAGAGTATGAAGACGGGTTTATTCTGAAACATGACACCAGTCCATTTCATAAAAACGATGAGATTATAGGGGTGTATAACCAATCTTCTAAGATCGAAAAGTTCTTTCAGTCTATAGATAAAGAAAAGTTTAGATCTGTCCGACAAGGAAACATGATCCCATTGGATGTTGTTACAGAAATGATTGCTGAGTTCTATAAGGACTAAGCATAACAGAAGGGGGATTGACATCCCCCTTTTTTTTGTAGTATAATAGTCCCATCTTAATCAAAAAAGGATGT